CCAACTACATTGATAGCAAAGAATTTGATGAACTTTTGGCATTGGGGCGGAAAAACTCTGTATTATAGCCTCGTGAATAAGCAAGGATCAAAATCTATTGATGAAATCCCGCCAGATATGCCGCTTGAACAAATCAATTTTGATGACGAAGATTCCTGCGAAAGTTGTAAACTTTGATTAGTAAATAATAGTATTATTATTGTTTATTATATAAATAATAGTATGAATTACAAAAAACACTACAATATGTTAATTGAAAGAAGCCGCAATAGAATACTTGAAGGATATGTTGAAAAACATCACATAGTGCCCAAGTGCTTAGGCGGCCCTGATAATAAAGATAACATTGCTATATTGACACCTGAAGAACATTTTTTAGCTCATCAGTTATTAATAAAATTGTTTCCTGGGAACAGAGATTTGGTGTATGCTGTTCAACTAATGACAACCCATCACACTAACGCTAGAATTAACAATAAATTATTTGGCTGGTTAAGGAAACAAATGGCAATAGTAATGTCTGCTCAAACTAAAAAATGGCTTGCAGAGAATGAGCATCCAAAAGGGTTTTTGGGGAAAACACATTCAGCAGAAAAGAAAAAGCAAATCTCAGATTCTTCTAAAAAAGCAATGATAGATGCGGTTGGTGTTAAAGTGTATGCCTACAATTTAGATGGATCGTTTTATAAAGAATATATTACACTAACAGAGTGTGCATCAGACTTAAAGACAAATGCATCAAATGTAAAGTATACAGCAGAAGGAAACTTTGGTCATTGTAAACAAAAGCAAATAAGATATGAGTTTTTTGAAAGTATAGAGCCATATGTTAAACCATCTCCTCTAAGAGGTAAGAAGAAAACTGAAGAACATAAATTAAATCAAAGCAAAGCAATGAAAGGCCGTACTCGCAGTGATGAGTGGAAAGCGGCGCATAGTAATGCAATGAAAGAATATCACGCAAGGAATAAATTATAAAATATGTCAAAACAACAATACAACTTAAACACCAAGACAGACTATCTCAATCGCAAGATGTTTCTGGACCCAGCGGGCCCAGTGACCATTCAACGATTTGAAGAAGTCAAATATCGCAAAATTGCCGACTTTGAAGAAACTGCCCGTGGATTCTTTTGGCAACCAGAAGAGATCAGTCTTACCAAGGACAGTAACGATTTTAAAGATGCCAGCGATGCAGTCAAGCATATCTTTACCAGTAATTTACTACGACAAACAGCATTGGACAGTTTACAAGGCCGCGGCCCCAGTCAAATCTTTACTCCGGTAATTAGTTTGCCTGAATTAGAAGCCTTGGTTTATAACTGGACTTTCTTTGAAACTAATATTCACAGCAAGAGTTATAGTCATATTATCCGCAACATTTATAATGTACCTAAAGATGTGTTCAACACAATCCATGACACCAAAGAAATTGTTGACATGGCCAGTAGTGTGGGTGATTATTATGAAGCACTACACATTATCAATTGCAAAAAACAGATGGGCGAGCATGTGCAAGAACGAGACCATATCAAAGCAATTTGGATGGCACTACATGCCAGCTATGCACTAGAAGCCTTCCGCTTTATGGTATCATTTGCCACCAGTTTGGCCATGGTAGAAAACAAAATCTTCATGGGCAATGGCAACATTATCCAATTGATTCTACAAGATGAATTGTTACACAAAGGTTGGACAGCTTACTTGATTAATCAAGTAATCAAAGAAGACAGTCGCTTTGCAGATATCAAAGCCGAGTGCGAAACAGAAGTGTATGCATTGTACGCAGATGTTATTCGTGAAGAAAAAGAATGGGCCACTTACCTGTTTAAGATGGGTCCAGTTATTGGTCTCAATCCTGCAATTCTCAAAGACTTTGTGGATTACACTGCAGTGGGTGCATTGAAAGATATTGGTATAAAATATCAAGGCACTGCTCCTAGAACAACTCCTATACCTTGGTTCAACAAGCACACAGATACCAGCAAGAAGCAAACAGCACTACAGGAAAGCGAAAGCACCAATTATGTCATTGGCGTAATGGGCGAAAGTGTTGACTACGATTTGCTACCAAGTATCTGATGAAAATTGCAAGAGCCGTATTTATAGGCGGCTATCGTGTTAGTCACACCTGTTTAAGTATGCAGTTTGATCACTACTTGAAAAATATTGATCAAACTTATATTTTTACTCCATGCGATCCGGCTTTTTTGAACAGCGTGTTACGGAAGTATAATATAGACACTACCGAGTTTATATATGTCACCGACACAGAAATGAATTCTCGTTATCCCACCTTGATGAACTGGTGGTTTGACGACGACTACCGAGGTTCTTGGTTATATCAGCAAGCACTTAAATTAGCCAGTCTGGATTATATCGATGCTGATGTTGTGCTAATACAAGATCCTGATACTTTTAGCATTACTCCGTACGAGTGTATCAATGCTCAAGGTGATCCAAAATTCTTTATTCTGCCCAATGAAACACATAGTCGTGGCTACTACAAAGTAATAGAAAATAGTTTAGGAATTCTTAGACAAACGCCTCATTGTTTTGTCACTGAGTTTATGCCCACTTACAAAGAAGATTGGTTATCACTGAAGCACAAGTTGGAAACATTTAACCAATGCGATGCATTCGATGCTATTATTAACAATGTACCATTGGAAAATGGTTTAAGATGGTTCAGCGAATATGAATTCCTGGGCAACTGGACCATGACACAAAGGCCAGTTGAGATGCTGGAACAAAAAAGATTTCAGTATAAAACCTTAGACGAATTAGATAATCTCACTAATGACTATAATTGTGTATGCGATGCAATACCTAAACTAGATGATTCTATTCTATTGGATTGGAATACTGGCACAATAGTTGACTTTGATCGTATATTTGATAAAGTAAGACGATTCTTATGATGCAAGTATATGCACCATGCAGCCCATTGGTATTTGACGAATGGTTTGCAGATAATCCTGCAGCCAACTCAACAATCGATATTAACCTAGCATTGACACAGCCCGTCAAAGTTGCATGTGTGATGGCGTACCACGATATGGATTATAGTCCGTTTGATTTAGTATTAATCAGCGACATAGAATTCAATCATATCAGGCCTATTAAAGAATGGTTGGCAAATAAAAATATCGTAAGATATCTGATAGCACTGGGCGGCCTCGAGGGATACACTGCGACTGGAGATTTTATATATCGACCATGGTGGATGTTCAATTTGATTAATAAAAACATATATAGAAAATCACAACAAGCACCACTATTTGACTTTGATATATTATTAGGTAGCCAAAAGCCACACAGAGATTTTGTAATGGCCAAGATGCAATCTACAGCATTAATAAATAATTCTATAATTAATTACAGAGATGTGTTCAGTACTCCAAAATTTGAAGACAAGGCGCTGACTGATCATAACTTTGATATATTAGCAGGCACAAGATTAGCGTATCCTTACATAAGTCCAAACTTAAATCCTGATTGGGAAGTAAAGGATACAATTTCGTATAATGTCAGTGATATTGTGCCATGGAAAATATATGATCATACCAAATATTCTGTGATTGCAGAAACCGTATATGAGAGAGTATTTTTCTTAACAGAAAAAACCACCAAAGCATTATTTGCCAAACGCATATTTGTCATATTTTCCTGTCAGGGTTTTTTGCAACAACTGCGTTCGCTTGGCTTTAAAACATTCAACAGCATCATTGACGAAAGCTATGATAGGGAATCCAATACTATTAAACGATTTGAAATGGCATTCAAACAAGTTGAGTTCCTGGCGCAGAGCAGCTATAATAATCTATCGGATCAGATACAACCCATATTAGAACATAATCACAATCGCCTGTTTGAATATCATCAAGAAATAAAAGCGCAGATGAAAAATATGGTATATAATAAACTAAAGGAAATAACATGTTAACAGTATATTCAAAAAACAATTGTCCATTTTGCACACAGGCAAAATCTTTACTCACTGCAAAATCTATCGCATTCCAAGAAATTAAAATCGACGAAGATGCGGCGGCAAAAGAATACATCATGTCACAGGGACATCGCACAGTGCCACAAATTTATCAAGACGGAAAATTATTTGTCGAAGGTGGCTTTACTGGACTATCAAAATTAACTGAATCTCAACTAAAGGAAAAACTAAATGCTGTTATCTAAAGGCTACGCAGACGGCGAAATCATTGCATTTAAGTTGGTAAACGGCGATGAAATCGTTGCCAAAGTAGTTGAAACCAAACCCACAGGTTGGGTAGTGCATAAACCATGTACTGTGATGCCAAGTCAGCAAGGCCTGGGTCTTATACAAACCTTGTTTTCCGCGGATATAAATAATAACATAGAGCTCAAAAGCGAACATGTGATGATGCATTCTGTTGTGCTAAAGGCTCTCGAAGACCACTATCTTACAACCACAACTGGTATTAGTGTGGGACGGGGTCCTCTTATAGTTTAAGGATTTTAGATGCCGGGAATTGCAAGAATTGGTGACATATTAGGTCCAGGCGGAGTATTAACTGCACCTTTTAGTCCCGATGTATTCATCAATAATCGGCCCGCAGCATTATTGGGTATTCGATACACTGCTCATCCTTGCTGTGGCGCCAAGGGTTGCCCTCCAGCGCACTGTGGCGGTCCGACCTTTGACATTCCGGCCGGTGTTTACATTAATGGAACTATTCCGGTCACCAAAAGCGGCAAAGGTCTTTGCGGACACGGAGTACAAACAGCCAGCAACGATGTAATCATCAGCGGTGGCTTAGTAGGTCAAGCTGGCAGCTTTGCCCTGGGTCGAGCACTGGGATAATTATGGCTACAGTTCCGTCAATTTATACAAATAATGTGCCTATTCAGAATATAGGTGGCCTAACTCCATTACAATTGGCCGCAGCCAATTATATGATGAGTGGTAGTCCGCAGCCATTCGGCATCAATAAAGATTTTTTGACAGAAATGGTTATATTTGGCAACAGCGAAAATATATCTCCATTGGAGTTCGATCCTAGAACAGGCTTGCCCAACCCATTCCCTCCATTGATTCGAGATATCACTGCTGAATACTATTTTGTCAGAGGCGAAGATTTGTATATCTATCGTCGGGCAGAAAATTGCGGCCCCGATGAAAATAGATTTGAAGAAGTATTAGTAGGCAAAGTTCGAGATGTTGCCACTGGTACTTACGCTTACTACGGAAGAGTTGTTAGACCGGGCAGCGGCGGAAGCGGCGGCGGCGGCAGTGACGGCAGTGGTGGCGGATACGATACAGTCGCGGCAGACCCAGGTACACCTTCGGAGACAAATGACACAAATACCACAACCGGTGACTCTACCAATGGTTACGGCAGCGGTGACTCTGTTGCATAATAAAGCACCCAATGAATATACTAGAGTTAAAACGAAAAGCATTAGGATACACCTTTAAAGCTGAAGGCGGTGGTGGTACCAGTGAAGGCACCAGTTCTGATTCTGGTAACGGTAATCCCGGTGAAGGAGCAGCAGACACACCCGGTAACTTTTCGGGCAGCTCTTATAGCGGAATAGGCAATCCTGGAGAAGCAGATTTTGGTACAGGCCCGCCTGTTAGCTGGGGAGGTGGTGATAGTGGCGGCTACGACGGCGGGCCCGGGACTGGAGTGTCAGCTTTCCCATCGTTTGGTCCAAACAGCGGCGTATATCTCGGTAGTCTAAGTAGCTTGGGAAATATGGTGGCCATGGCATTGGGCACCGGTGAATATCAAGTAAAAATAGTAACGGCCGGTACTACCGCACAAGGATCATTCGAAGTAAATCAAGTACTGCCAGCCAAGACTTGGGCTAACTTGACACCAGCCGGAAGAGCACCTTTACCCACTGCTGTAATTGCTCCATACAGTGTCGGCTACATAAGAGAATACTGGAAAGATCCGTCTGGAACTACATTTGGCGCTAACAGTGCCATTCCGGCATTGACCGGAGTATTCCCTGATCCGTTTACTAATTTTGTCGGAGCTCCAATAACAGACCGTCCTGGTAATTTTGTAGCATATGCAGATTTACAAATGCAACGGCTCAGTGGCAGTAATACTTGGGACAATGCACATTTCATGAATGTGTTCAATCAAGCACTTGGTTGGGTATTGACTTCCAACGATTATCTTGCGGCTTTGCAAAATGCACAAAGTAATACACTGTCAAATTTTGGCAGTGCCAACTATCGAGATTTTGTATCCCAGGGATTTGACAAGTATCAGCAAGGTCTTGCATTGCGCAAGGCATTGATCAATGTGGGTACCATGGTACAGGTCATACCTGAAGGATTCTTTGGTACTCCCAATGCTGTGGCCAAGTTTTTAGTTGATATAGGCCTGGGCAGCGTGGGCGGTCTGTCAGACAAACTGTACACTGCTGGTGTGAATTTTGACGACATCTATAATACCGGCTATGTTAATGTTATCACAAATATTCTTAATACCATAACCAATCAAGCCGATTTGGCAGTGATTCAAGATGTGGTAGAAAGTACCATACCCAAGATGTTTTCGCCTTTGGCATATACTTCGATCGAGATTGCCAGTGGATTGACCAACGACAGCGCATTTCCCAACTTTGCCGCATTTGGCCGAGACATATTCCAACGAGCTCCGGGTCTGAGCTCATTGACTGGGGTATCGTTGGTAGCACTGATTGACAGCGTCCAGACTGATATAACTGCCAATGTTGAATCTATCACTGGCAATGTTACAGTGGGCAACAGCGTACCACTTCTATCGCAGTCTATCATTGACAGCTTACGAACATTTTTACCATTGAGTGTGGGCAACGGCCCAGTATCAATGCTTAATGTAATTGGCACTGGGTCAGGATATTTATTAGACGGGATCAGAGCTGTAAACATAGCAATTTCTCAATTGTACGCTTCGGCCTATGGTCCCAGAATTAGAGACATACTTACTGAAATAAGTAGATTCCAAAGTGGTTACGCACTGACACTGGATGAGGTTAAGGCAGCTGCCAGTTTTACTCCGGTACCAGCACCCAGCGTGGCGGCAGATGGTACTTTTATACCGGGGGGCTTGGGATACTGGCAAACAAAATTAGAAGCCAAGAAGACTGAATATCTAAACTTGCTGAGTGAAATCGCCGCCGACACAAATGGAAATATTCCAGTACTGGTAGCACAAATAAATGAAAATTGGTTGTGGTGCTGCAGGACTCTTTATTACGAAATGCGCAATTATAACAAAGCTAACTTCACAGTTACTTCGTTCAACGACAACAGTCAGTACTTGTCGTTTGTCAGCAGCTTGCCCAGCTATGGTGCCGACCCACAAAATATTGGCACAGATTATCTACTCTATGGAATTTGTCTGCCCAATGAAGCCGGCGATACTGTCAAGGCCGTGTTGGGTCAAGGCAAGACAAATCAAATATTAGGTGAGAACGGCGTTCTGGTAAAAAATATTATTTGATACTTTTTATTCAGTTAACTGCTATTATATCATTGATTTACTTCGCAAAACCTGCTATAATAATACGACTTAATTGGTTAACTGAGCGTTTATTACCGATTTCAAACTGGTATATAAAACTACACTCTTAACGAAAGGAGAAAAATATGGCCTCAGCTATATCAAATCGCTACTATGACAGGGTGATTAAAACAACTCAAATCACATTGTTGATTTTGGGATTTGTGTTAGTAGCCTCATTATTGGTTACTGTGACAAAATCAAAGTTCAGCTCACTGAGAGCAAATCTGCAACAGCAAGATGTTGTTGGAGTCACTGCGGCGGATCGTACTAAACAATTAGAATGCCTGACTCGAAACATTTATTGGGAAGCGGCCGGCGAACCGTTTGAAGGCAAAGTGGCAGTGGCACAGGTTACCATGAACCGTGTGGTATCGGGCAAGTTTGGCTCGGGCGTGTGCGGCGTGGTATATCAAAAAAATGTATTTTACGAAAAAGTAGTTTGCCAATTTTCTTGGGCTTGCGAAACAAATCACAAAATCAAACCCGTGTCTCCGAATAAATGGGCCGAGTCAGAAGAAGTGGCCAAAAAAGTTTTACTGGAAAATTTTAGGCTACCGGGACTAACGCAGGCCATGTATTATCATGCAACTTATGTTAACCCAGGATGGCGACTACAACGAGTCACACAAATCGGTCAACATATCTTTTATAAGGAATAAATTTTGAGTATCAAAAACTTTAACCTCTTGGGTCTTTTAGTTCTTATTCGTAAATTCTTTTTGGATCACTTGAAAAAGTTGACCGCAGATACTCTGGGATGGTTGGCTGCAATTGTGCTACACTGCGCCACCATTCCCAGTTTGTTGGCATTGATGACTGGATTAAGTGATAGAACACCCACAGTAGATATCATCATGTTTATCTACATGGGGTTGATTTTGTTGTTTGCAAAAGCTATTTTACTGCGAGATCAGTTAAATATTGTTACTATAGGTTCGGGTTTTATTGCACAAGCAGCCATAATGGCATTTATACTTTTTAAATAATGAACTACTTTCAACTACTTGCCAAACTGGATTCGATATATCAACGAAATCAAGGCAAGTCGTTGACCAGTAGAAATTTGATCCGAAAGATACAACAGGCAATTCCATTCACAGAATGCAAAATTGTGCAAAACAATACACTGGCTATCTACAATACCAATTTGCAAGTGAGCGGAGTATACGATCCAGAATTGGATCTCGACGGTCTACCTCCAATTGAAGTCGAAATATCATTTCCCAAGAAGCAACCGGAATTCAAGCTCGATGATTCAGACCTGACACGCCAACAATGGAACAACATGATTGTGGATGTCGTTGGCACACTGGGTCATGAGTTTATTCATATGAGTCAATTCAGACGCAGGAAATTCAGATATGGCCGTTGCTACATCAGCAACAGTCAAACACAGGCAGTGTCCGATGCGCAAGAATACTACGGCATACCAGATGAAGTAGATGCGTATGCTTGGACCGCAGCCGCCAATATGACGCACGGATTAATCAATAATGGTGAACCGTATCAAATCGAACAAACTGGTATATACCAAATATACAAAGCTGTGTTTGACAAGAAACACCCTGTGGTGTTAAAATTATGTAAGTTAAGTAATCGCTATTATAAATTACTCGAAAGGCAGTATTATGACACATGCAAGACAAATTGAAGAAGAAGACGAAGAATTTATGGAAAGTATTGCCGATGATGATTATATTTTCGTCATGGATTCTCAAGGTAATTTAAAGTCAGTGATGTTGCCCGAAGAATACACCACACAAATAACTCCGGAAAATGTAGAAAAAGTCATGAAGATTTTCGGCCTAGTGGGGTTTGAAAGCAAAACCATTCACTAAAATTGGTTGACTAATATTCCCAATTATGCTATACTAATGACTTAGTAAGCAAAAAGGAGTTGGTAATGGGCTATGCTGTACTTGCAGACAAGTTTGAAATGGACCAGATGCGCACCAAATACGGCCCGCGCAAAGGCTTGGAAGGCCCGTTTAACTTCAGTGGCAGAGTGTTGTATTATGACAACAAAGAAGGCGCCTACTACGATCCCTCATGCGATTGGTATGTCAGCGACGAGGAGATGGATTTGATCAATCTCAGTTTGTACAAACTGTTACAAAAGTAGTACTTGGGTACTACTTTTTAATACCCTATCACTCCGTCAGGTTATTGCTCAAAAATGAAGTTTCTGTTATAATAATATTATGATGAAACGCAAAGCAAGACAAGATCGTAAACATGCAGTCTATATGTTGGTGAACACCAACACTATGGAATTCTATGTGGGTATAACCGTTTGTGCCGCACAGGTCAAAAAAGCAATCAAAGTTCGTGTTCAAAAGCATGTGCGCCGCGCAATGACAGAGAACAAAGATTGGGCACTGTGCCAAAACATTCGTGCTCACGGAGCGGCTGCATTTGATGTAGAAGTTTTGGAAATTGTGCGTGGTCGTAAGCCAGCACACGGTCGTGAACGCGAATTAATTGCAGAACTTTGTCCACAACTTAATCAATACTAAGGAGCACATGATGAGCAAAATGAGTGAACTCAGCTACGATATCGAAACCATGCTGGCTGATGGTGTGCATCCTGTAAAAATTGTTCGAGTACTGGGAGTTGAATTGACAACTGTTTACGATGTGCTGGAGCAAATGACTTGCCTGGACGAAGAACGAGCTTTGGCTGACATGCCCGAGTCACCGGACTTGACTGATGCAGAACTCGCGGCCATGGCCGAATACTATGGTTACGAAAAGGAAGAATACAGTGAATTCGATCGTTAAATTTTTTACGCCGACTTACCGACAAACTGACAGTCTACTCAAATGGACTGCTACCGCGGCCACTCTAGCAGGTGCAGTGCTGACCAGTCTTGCCATCGATCCGGTCAATGTGTATTTGTTTAATGCAGGGTCGTTGCTGTTCCTAATTTGGGCAGTGCGTATCCGAGATACTGCACTGATTGCAGTCAACGCTGGCCTGCTGACCATCTATGCTGTGGGCACGGTCCGAGCACTGATGTCTTGATCATGGAACCAAAAAACTATAATGCCAGCCTCAACTGGACGTACACTGTGAAACAGACTGTGACTGTGGATTGGTTGAGTCTGGCTGTGATCGTGAATCCAGATCCGTACAGGGCAGCTCGAGAGGTTATCGATCGGATCAAAGCACTATGAGTCACACTTATTTGTTGAGCTGGGACTGTCTTGGACTCGAAGCCTGCATCAATATCTCGGATATTGAAAAAGAAACCATGTGGGACGCATTGAAAGACACCGGAAATGATTCACATCAAGGCAGACCTCAGTCAGTGGGCAGTATTGTCAGCATGTTGCAACTGAGGGCTCGGTACAACAATCAACGATTCTATGAAATTTATGTGGTAGACACTGACGACACCGTCACAGCCGACGATCTCAAATCCATGTTTGACGATGATCCACAAGGCAGTGCAGATTTAATCCGACAGCGTGGCCGTGTACTGTACAGTGATAGACAAAAAGCCGGCGATATCAAAATTCGATAAGTTGAAAGCTAAATTTAAAATCCCGCTAAATATTAAGAATAGCGGGATTTTTTATGACACAACAGAATATTAATGTGGGTACGGGGCCAGACAGTTACACTGGCGAATCACTGCGTACGGCATTTCAAAAAGTAAACGATAATTTTAGCCAACTTTACGCGGGTAATGTTGGAGCCAACATCAGTGGCAACATCATCACAGCCAATGGGTTTGTGACCAGTGGAAATGTCGTCACTGGCAATGCGACTGCCGCAGGAAATATAAGCGCATATTATTTTATTGGTGACGGATCGAGGTTAACTGGTGTCACAGTATCCGCCAATAGTGGAAATATTGCATTCAGTAATCTAACCATATCGGGCTCAGTCGCTGGAAACATTGTATTAGATCCAGCAGGTGATGGCAATGTTAGTATCGTCAGTGATGTCATTCCCGGAGCCAATGTTACCTACAATTTAGGCAGCAGCACCAGACAATGGAAAGACCTATGGCTGAGCAACAGTACCTTGTATCTGGGTGGATTTCCTGTTACAGTGTCTAATACAGGTGCGCTGTCAGTAAATGGCAGTCCAGTGACCAGCAGCTACGGCAATGCCAATGTCAGCACATTGTTGGCGGCGTTTGGATCAAATACAATAGTAACCACTGGCAATATTTCCTCTGGTAACATCAGCACTGGCGTGATCACGCTCACAAACGGTGCAGTGATAAAAGACACTACTGGATTGGCTATAGGTTACCAGGCTGGTTATACAGGACAAAGACAAAATGCTATAGCCATTGGAGTCCAGGCTGGTTATACAGGACAAGGTAACAATGCTGTGGCCATTGGCACGTTTACTGGTGTATCCAATCAAGGCAACAACTCAATCATCATAAATGCCACAGGATCAACAGTAGATCAAACCACTGCCAACACATTCACAGTGGCCCCGGTCCGCAATGATGTAGCCAACGTTGCTCAAGTTGTATTCTACAACACCACCAGCAAAGAAATCACTTATGGCAATACCATAAGTGTGGCTGGTAATGTTACCGGCAATTATATTTTAGGCAATGGAAGTCAGCTGACTGGACTACCAGCAACTTACTCAAACGCTACTGTAGCCAGTTACTTGCCAACTTATACTGGCAACATTGCTGGTAATATTGTTAAAAATGGCTACTCCTGGACATTTGGCACTACTGGTAATACCACATTCCCCAATGGTGCAACTTTTACTGGTTATGATCTTTATGCTTCTGCCAACAGTTACGTAGAACTTGCTGGTTACACTGGCAATACTTATGTGGGCCTTGACAACAATAGTGCGTTTATCCAAACTGACTGGAACGGATCGCAAAAACAATGGAGCTTCCTTGCAAACGGTAATTTAGCACTGCCCACAGGCGGAGTTTTATTGGTAAGTGGAGGAATAGCACCAGTATCATTGAGTACAAGTCCTGCTCCTTACCTAAGCGGATTTAGCAGCATTAACTCGCAAACGATGACTGCCACTGGTAATATTTCTTCTGGCAACATCAGCACCGGTGTCATCACACTGACAAATGGTGCAGTGATAAAAGATACTGCCGGTGATGCAGTGGCCATTGGTCAAGGTGCCGGAACAGCCTCACAAGGCAACATAGCAGTAGCTATTGGTAAAGATGCTGGTCAAACCTCACAAGGTGGGTCAGCAGTGGCCGTTGGTGACGCGGCTGGACTGACCACACAAGGTGCGGCCGCAGTGGCCATTGGTAGTGGTGCTGGACTGACCACACAAGGTATAAACGCAGTGGCCATTGGCGTAGTCGCTGGTCAAAATTCACAAGGAGCAGGAGCAGTAGCCATTGGTAACGCGGCCGGTTATACTGGCCAAGGTATTAGTTCAGTGGCCATTGGTGCCTTGGCTGGAACAAACACTCAAGGCGTTAATGCTATAGCAATTGGTCTCAATGCCGGTAAAACCAATCAAGGCAACATTGCAGTGGCCATTGGTCTCAATGCCGGTTCAACCACACAAGGTGGTAGTGCAGTGGCCATTGGTGACTTTGCTGGTAATACTAGTCAAGGTGAGTCATCAGTGGCTGTTGGCCGTATAGCTGGCCAAATCTCACAAGGCTCTAGTGCAACGGCAGTTGGTTATGGTGCTGGTTATTCAAACCAAGGCCTTGTTGCTGTAGCAATTGGTGCCCTTGCTGGTGCAACCAATCAAGGCAACAACTCAATCATCATCAATGCAACTGGTTCAGCCTTGGATCAAACTAGAGCCGATACATTCACTGTGGCACCAGTTAGAAATGATGTGTCCAACGTTGCCCAAGTTGTATTCTACAACACCACTTCAAAAGAAGTCACATATGGCAATACTGTAAATGTTGCAGGTAACATCAGCGGTGCTGCGTTAACATCAAATGCATCTATTACAGCAATTACAACAATTAGTGCATTGGGCGGATTACAAGCAACTCCAATTGGCAATGTAGTGGGCCGAGCAAGCTCGGGCTCATTTACTACTATTACTGCCAATGGAAACTTAACAGTTAGTGCAGTGTCGATTAATAACTCAGCAACTGTTGGTACAACATTGGGTGTGACTGGTAATGTCACTGGTGGTAACTTAATTACTGCTGGACAAGTAACTGCCACAGGCAACATCACGGCATCTTACTTTATAGGCAATGGTAGTTTATTGACTGGTTTGGCTTCATCAACCTACAGCAACGCCAATGTTGCATTGTATATGACCACATACGGCGGGCCGATTAATGCTAATATAATTACAGGAACTGCCAATGCAACTATTAACGGATTAACAGTAAACACATCAGGTGTGTTTACAACCACATTACAGGCAGCAGGCGGACTACAAAATACTCCAATTGGCAACGTAGTGGGCCAAGCAAGCTCGGGCTCGTTTACTACCATAACTGCTAATGGAAATTTGACAGTTAGTGCGGTGTCGATCAATAACTCAGCAACCATTGGTACAACATTGGGTGTGACTGGTAATGCCACAGTGGGTAATTTAACTACTGCTGGACAAGTGACAGCAACTGGTAATATCAGCGCTAGTAATTTTAATGTCACGGGTAACATTGTTGACACAGGTGCATTGACTATCATTACAGGTTCAAGTGGTAATGTTACATTGGCACCCAATGGTACAACTGTGTTGATCGCAACCACTACAGGCATTGTGGGCAATGTACTGGCTGCCACAACAGCAACGGCCGCCAATAACGTTGGTTACCTTGGCATGCCACAAAATGCCACAGGAACTGCCACGTTGACCATAGCTGATGCTGGTCGACACATTTATGTAACATCAGCAGGTCAAACAATAACTATTCCGGCCAACTCTAGTGTGGCATTCCCAATTGGAACTGCCATTGCATTTATTGCTGGGCCAAGTGCCACCACTGTGAGTATTGCTATAACCACAGATACCATGTACTTGGCAGGCACAGGAACCACAGGCACAAGAACCCTGGCTGCATATGGCATGGCCACAGCAGTCAAAGTGGCTGCTACAACCTGGTACATCAACGGAAGCGGGTTGACCTAATGTCTGGTATTGCAATGCTCAACGCCAGCTTTGGCGCTGCCGCACCAGCAGTGTTGGTGATGAATTTGGATGCCACAGTTGGTGCCATGCCAGGTTCCAACATAACAACCAGTGCCAGTTTTGATGGTTCGACCCAATATTTGACATTACCGGCCAGCACTGATTGGGCTCTTGGTACGGGCGATTTTACTATAGAGTGGTGGCAATATATGAGTGCTACTCAAAATTCCTTCCCACGAATATTTTCTGTTGGTAGCAGTGGGTCCGGTGGTGCATCAATTGCGGTTAGCATTGAAGGCGGCACATTTTATTTTTGGGAAAATGGTAATTTTACATTTAGCAGTGTACTATCTAGTTACTTGACTACTTGGGTACATTTTGCTATTTCGAGAGTTAGTGGTCAAACAAGTGTATATCAAAATGGAACAAAACTAGGATCAACGTTCAGTGATACTAACAATATTGCCGATAGTTCATCTACTCTTGCTATTGGAACAGAAAGTACTCCAACTGCTGTCACTTACTATACAGGATATATAAGTAACTTCCGCATAATCAAAGGCACAGGAATTTATACTGCTAATTTTGTTGCACCAACAACTACACTGAGAGCGGTGTCGGGTACAGTTGCGTTGCTACCACTTGCTGCCGCACCGTTTATGGATATGTCCACAAACTTGTACACAATAACTAATAATGGAACTACAACTACAACCGCATCTGCACCAACACTAGCCTCGGCCACCACAGACTTTACAGGAACCTACACTATTACCACAACCAATGCAGGCGCTACTATTGCCTACAACAGTGCCACTGGTGGTGTGTTTAGAAAAAGTACCAGTTCAGGTGCAGATGTCATGGTGGTTGGTCCAAACTATGTCACTGGACAGAGTTACACAGTATTCATGGCCTACAAAATATCCGCAACCAGTGCTGGTAGATTGTTGAACACTCAAAGTGAAGCATCAAAAGATTGGTTGTTGGGAGCCTACAATGGTCATCCCAAAGCATTCTATCCCAACTTCTCAGTGAACTTGCCTTCCTCAGGCGCCGACACTGTGTGGCATTTTTCATGGGGCACATTTAATACTGGCACAAGTCTAGGACAACTGTACACCGCAACCAGTACTCAACCAACCAGCACATCGTTCACAGGCACCAACAGTGGCGGCGGTGGATTTAACCAGTTGAGATTGTTCAGTAGATCTGGTGGCTCTGAAGTGCAAACTGCCGACATAGGGATGATCAGAGTGTACAATGGTGTGGTGACTTTGGCGCAAGTTCAATCACTGTACGCGGCTTTTAAAACAAGATTTGGATATTAAATGTCACTGTTGCTGATAACAACAGCTCAATGCAATTCTCAAGTCAAACGGTAAGAAAATAAATCAAACCGTTTGACATTACTCAAATATCTCTATATACTACATAGATGGCCCCTATAAATATACACATATGATATTCGGATACTTTACCTTATTTGTTGCACTGGTCATCAGTGCAGTAGCGGCATACTACAGCATTGTTGGTCTCACTGCAATTTTTAGTGCGGCCGTTATTCCCATTGTGATCATGGGTGCAAGTTTGGAAGTTGGTAAAGTCACAGCCGCAATTTGGTTGAAGTTAAACTGGCATCGCGCCAACCTAACTTATAAACTTTATTTGGTTCCAGCGCTGATATTCCTTATGGTATTGACCAGCATGGGTATCTTTGGATTCCTAAGTAAAGCACACAGCGACCAGAGTCTAGTGTCAGGTGATGTACAAGCCAAGATCTCAGTATACGATGAAAAGATTCGAACAGCCAAGGACAATATAGATGCAAACCGTAAGGCACTTAAACAGATGGATGAAGCAGTCGACCAAGTTATGGGCCGCAGTGCAGATGAAAAGGGTGCCGATAAAGCGGTATCAATCCGCAGATCTCAAGCTAGGGAACGTGCTCGTTTACTATCCGAAATCAGCGCCGAGCAGAAAACTATTGCTACAGTCAATGAGGCTCGTGCGCCTATCGCAGCAGAAGTTAGGAAGGTTGAGGCAGAGGTTGGACCGATCAAGTACATAGCGGCGTTTGTTTATGGTGACAATCCTGAAACCAACATATTAGAACGAGCAGTGCGATGGGTAATTATACTAATTGTGGCTGTATTTGATCCCTTGGCATTAGTTCTAATTCTTGCTGCTCAACAAAGTATAAAATGGGCTCGAGAAGATAAACAAGAAACCGACCAAGACGCCCACAAAAGAATTGACCAGGAATTGGCGGAAACTAAACAGGATCTTGACACAACACTAGCGCCCAAGTACGAACCTGACGATGGACCGTTAACTGATAGTGAAATTGAACAGATTAAAACAACAGTGGCTGAGAAGTATCCATACCTTAATCAACCCTTTGTGCATTTTAAAGATCTCAAACCAATGGTGGCCATGCCGCCTGAACCAGAAGTAGTTTTAGAACCAGAAATAATAACAGAATCAGTAGTGGTGCCAGAAATAGCCCCAGAGCCGCCTACTCGAGTTATTACTTTGGCAGAATCTGCACAATTAGAAACAGTGGCTTGGCCCGAAGAACCAGTGACAGCGTCTGTGCCAGCCACAGCCAAACGATACAAAGCACCAATGATACCCGTGCCCGAGACTCGTAATATTCGAAAAGAAATGCAGTTAGCAGCTGATAATGTAGCGGGCACACAGGCTCGCAGTGACTTTGGTTTAAAGTTTCCAGACTCCGCAGACAAAGGCGATATGTTCCTGAGAGTGGACTATTTGCCAAATAAGTTGTTCAAGTTTAATGGCATTAAATGGATTGAAGTTGACAAATCCAAGACTGACAGTTATACTTACGACGAGCAATATATACTATTCTTAATAGAAAAATTAAAAACCGGTGAATATGACATCGATCAATTAAGTGCCAGCGAACAAGAGCTGGTAGCAGATAAACTCAATCAACTCAATAATGAACAAACCTAAGATATCCATTCTACTACCCACAAGAAAACGAACAGCAGCAGTTATTAAAAGTATTGGCAGTTTATTGGCCAATGCTAAAGATACCAGCCGCATTGAGATACTGGTGGCCTATGACGACGATGATGAAGAAAGTCGTGAATTCTTTGCTGAAACTTGGTTTCCATTTTTGGAGCAGTGTCAAGCAACCAGCAAAGTATTTGAAACAGAACGATTCGGATATCTGCGTCTTTACAAGTATGTAAACTTTTTAGCAGAGCAGGCCTCGGGTGATTGGATCATGTTCTGGAACGACGATGCACTGATGTTGACTGAAAACTGGGATGAAGAGATTGTGAACAACGACGGATACTTTGGTTTGTTGCGCATGCCCTGCGTCACAATGAATCATCCGTTTGCACTGTTTCCAATTATTCCCAGAGAATGGATCGACTTGTTTGGCTTGATCAGTCCCGTTAATCACAGTGATTGGTGGATTTACAATGTCACAGTGCCCGCGGGACAGATGAAAAATATTCCCGTGAATGTATATCATGATCGTGCAGATGTCACTGGCGGCAACAACGACGAAACATTCAAAGAACAAAGCTATGCAGCCGATGGCAAAGATCCCACTAATCCAGAAGATTATGCTCATCCTGAAAGACAAGCAGAGTTGCTCACTTGGATTCGCAAACTAACCGAGCGAGTTCAAAATGGATAATCAACTGCTGGAACAAGTCAGACATTACTGGAACTCTCGTCCTTGCAATATTAGACACAGTACCAGTCCCATTGGTACTAAAGAATACTTTGACGAAGTAGAATCACGCCGCTATGCCAACGAACCACACAATTACACTTTTCCAGAATTTGAACGCTGGAAAGGTCTTCGTGTGTTGGAGATAGGTTGTGGCATTGGCACTGATGCAACCAACTTTGCTCGTCACGGTGCTGTTTATACTGGCGTAGATTTGAGCGCAGCCAGCATTGAGTTGGCCAAAAAAAGATTCGAAGTGTTTGGTTTGACTGGCACTTTCATTGAGTGCAATGCAGAAGAATTAGACCGAGTATTCTCTAATGATGAAAAGTTTGATTTAATTTACAGCTTTGGTGTTATACATCATGCACCTAACCCAGCGCGAGTGGTTGCTTGTTTAAATAATTTGCTAGCCCCAGGCGGCGAAATTAAATGTATGCTGTATGCCAAGGACAGTTGGAAAAACATACTGATCAATGCCGACTGGGATCAACCTGAAGCACAGGATAATTGCCCACAGGCTGTTACTTATTCCAAGCAAGAAGCAGACGATTTGTTTCGCTTCAAGGGTGGATTCTCTGACATTGTTGTTGAACAGGACTTTATCTTCCCGTGGAATATTGAACACTATATAAAGTATGAGTATGTCAAACAACCGTGGTTTGCCGCCATGCCGCCCGAACTTTTTAAAATTATGGAACGAGCGTTGGGTTGGCATTTAATGATCACTGCAAAACTATAAGGAACACCATGACCAGATTTATTACACCTCCAGATTTAGAATTTGACAAGTCTATTACCAAAATTCTAATTAGAAACTGTGATTGGACTGCTGAGCAGATCAATGATCTATTACAGCAATTATCCGATACCGCCGTTGTGGACATTTATTTGTACCACGACAGCTACAACGATATTCAATGGTTTGAAGGCATTCGCCACATGACCGGCGTGGACAATGTATATGATTGCAACCATTATAGAGGTCGCGAGCCTATTGATTGGCTAAAAGAAATTGTCGAAAAGTTCGAAGCCTAACAGTGTTCGATGTACATAGAATTTGAACTGCCGCAATCGGGGTTCATCAGTGCTTATCATGCGAGTATAGTAATTTCTATGGAAGTTGCAGCTTGGGCAGAACAGCATCAAATTTCCTATAAAATTAAAAGCGTAAAATACACGCAAAGAGTAATTTTAACCAAACCGGAAGATTATACCATGTTTGGTTTAACTTGGAATCCAAATGCCGATCACACATGGGTTACCAGATATCGATTTGTTGAGCCCATGAAAGTTGACAAGCGTCGATAATTCGTGTATAAATACACTTGTAGATGCCCGGGTGGGGTCTACATTACAAAGTCATAACTTGCTTAATAGGAGATATAAAATGACACAATTCCAATTCCACACCTTAAATTTAGACCAAATAGCACGACATGCAATCGGATTCGATCGTATGTTTGAAGACATGGGTCGTACCTTTGCCAACAGTCGCGGCACTGACAATTATCCTCCACACAATGTGATTCAATTAGATGAAACACATTATGTGATAGAAATTGCTGTTTCGGGATTTGCCGAAGAGGAGCTCGATGTTGAACTCAAAGACAATGTGCTGACTGTGACTGGAGAAAAGATCAAAGAAGAAGCTGCGCCCAAAGTAGAATATCTACACAAGGGTATCGGAACTAGAAACTTCTCTAGAAATTTCTCATTGGCTGAAAATGTACAGGTCTGTGGTGCTACCGTGAAAAACGGTATTTTGGCAGTCGCACTGGAACGAATAATTCCGGACGAGCAAAAACCAAAAAAGATAGCCATTTCCTTTACAAAATAAAGCGATGATGCTATAATATAAAAGGGGAGATATTTCCCCTTTTATAACTTCAATTACTATGACCACTACAGCAGACCCAAAAATTGCAGCTAAAATCAAAGTCAAAGAAGACATTCCCGAACCTGTTCGGTATAATGTAATCTACATCAATGATGAAGTGACTACCCAAGAGTTTGTGGTAGAAACTTTGGTCATTATTTTCAACTACGATCATATGGCAGCTGAAGCCATGACCATCAAAGTTCACGAAGACGGCAGTGCTGTAGTGGCAACTATGCCATTTGAGATGGCAGAGCAAAAAGGTGTTGAAGTAACACTGCTGGCCCGCAACAACGGATTTCCGTTGGTTGTGAAATTAGAACCCGAGGCATAAAATGGATATCATGTTAGACATCGAAACATTGGCCACCAGTCCGGACGCAGTGGTGCTTACATTTGGTGCAATTAAATTTAATCCATTCTCTCCGATTATACAATTGTCAGACGGCATTTACTTTCGGATCGATGTGGATGAGCAAATTGCTCTAGGTCGTCGAGTAGATGAAGGCACTGTTGATTGGTGGGGCACACAAAGTGCGGAAGTTAGAGAAGAAGCACTGGGCGAAACTGATCGCGTCAGCATTGAGGACTTTACCAAAGCACTCAACAAATTTGTAGTTGGTGCAACTCGTATTTGGGCGCAAGGTCCGGTGTTTGACATTGTTATCTTGGAAAATTTATATAGGCAAATAGGCAAGCCTGCTCCGTGGCAGTATTACACAATTCGCGACAGCCGCACTCTGCTCAAAGCGTTGGGTGATGATCGCCAAGGCGGCGCTTTATTGCACAATGCGTTGGCAGATGCAGTTAGTCAAGCAGGAGCCGTACAAGGTGCAGTCGCCCGTCATAAACTTGTAGAACTATGAGCTACTACCTAGCATACGGAATGAATACTAATTTGAGCAGTATGGCCACTCGTTGTCCTGCTGCGCAAAGTTTAGGCAAGGTCACAGTGCCCGGACACAAACTCTCATTCAAATATTTTTGCGACATAGAATCCGCACCTGATCGAGAAATGGAATGTGTGCTGTGGAACATTACTGAGGACTGCGAGCAGAGCTTGGACGCCACTGAGGGATATCCAGACTTTTACGGCAAAAAAGAAGTAGATGTGACTCACCGTGGCAGAAAAATCCGAGCAATGATTTATTATATGACAGGCCGAGATCAACCTGCGCAGCCCAGCGAATCATATTTAAATATGGTGACTCAGGGCTACAGTGAGCACAACATAAACATTATGCAACTCGTCACAGCATTAGAGGAATTAACCACATGTGGATAATTGTTGGCCAAGAAGCCGCAGACAAATTAATTGGCAACTATACTGTATTAGAACTTGAAACACACAACAGTGCTCAGGGCCCAGTCACAGCCTATTGTGTAGTAGAAGCCGAAAAGATTCCTTTATTGGAAATTCCCATGATCGGCAATCACAAAGCACTGCACAACGAATTTATCAAAGAATACCGCAATGGTAATTACAAATTCTGCAAGGATGCCGCAGAACATCTAATGGGTTATTTCGGCGGAGAAGTCAACAGCTTCTACGAAGAAATTCTCCGACGAATTGATTTAGCACAAACATAAACGCATAGTTAAATATTCGCACTGTCCTCGTAAATACTACGAGGACTAATCGTGCAAATAAAAACGACAATAATAGCATTCATTGCTAGCATGTTCGGTTCCGTTGCAACAGCAGCAGAATTGGTACATCAATTTAATAGCCCCGCATTCAATGGTGTGGGCTATTCTAGCCATGTGCTCACAATCGAGCAATTAGAAACTCAACGAAAACAAAAGCTCAAAGACGAAGCCACATCGGCACAGGCCAAAATCGACCTTGCCGCCAAAAATACAAATTTAGCCAAATTCTTGGTAAATGTTGAGTCTCGAATTTATGCGCAGTTATCTAAACAATTGGCAGACAATCTGTTTGCCGAAGGTTCCGGCACCAGTGGTACATTAAAATTTGAAGATACTACCATTGTGTGGAACAAAGACACCACTGCCGGAACCGTGACACTAAACATATCTGCGCCCACTGGTAATACTGAAATCATCATACCCATAGCGAGCTTCGCATTCTAGTATGAAAATCATAGCATTAATCATACTAGCACTGTTATTAACAGGTTGTGCTGCACTAGAATATGAGCGTGGAGTTCAGGATCCCATTGTACTGACGCCGCGTGAAAGTTTGATAGCGAAAATACCTGCATTGGATGGTCCTCCAATAACTGTTGCAGTGTATGGATTTAGGGATTTAACTGGACAGATGAAACCCAGCGATAAGCTGGCTCTGTTCAGTAAAGCAGTTACCCAGGGTGCTGAAGTGTTTCTAATCAAATCACTTCAGGACAGCAAGGGTTGGTTTAAGGTTGTAGAGCGAGTGGGCTTGGACAATCTTATCAAAGAGCGGCAACTGATCCGAAATCAGCGGGAAGTGTACGAAGGCAAAGACGCCAAGCCATTGAAACCAATGACTGTGGCGGGCGTGATGATCGAAGGGGGTATTATTGGATATGATAGCAATATACGCTCCGGCGGCCAAGGTGCGAGATTTCTGGGATTAGGAACTAGTCAACAATACAGAGTAGATGAAGTAGTCATCAGCTTACGATTGATCAGTGTTAATTCCGGTGAAGTCTTGTTGAGCACTGCGGTCAGCAAAACGATTTTCAGCACTTCACACAATGTTGGTGTACTAAAGTTTGTGGACCAAGGTACACAATCTTTGGAAATGGAAAATGGTGCAGCATTAAATGAGCCAACAACTTATGCTGTTCGAATAGCTATAGAACAAGCTGTCTATGAGATGATCTTAGAGGGCAAGAGACGTGGCATGTGGAGCTTTAAAGATGAAAAATAATAAAAATAAGACTAAAAGTCTGGAGGAGCAAAACAAATGCTTAATAAAAAGAAGTTATATGCGTTCTTAGTAATGGCGGTGTTCATGGGAAGTACCATGGCCAACGACATATACATAGAACAAATAGGTGATACTAGTACGATTAATATCACACAAGACGGTACCGGAAATACCATCGGCGACAGTGCCATACCTGCATTTATTGGCGGCGGTAGTAATACTGTGGCTATTGATCAGGTGGGCATTGGCAATACCTTGAGCCTGTTGGTGAACGGAGCCAGTGCTGCGACAACTGTTAATACTTTGGGTAATAACAATACACAAAGCATTACTTGCGGTAGTTCAGCCAGTGCCAGCTGTAGCGGCAGTGTGATTAAACAATTGATCACAGGAGATGACAACACAGTTACCCAAAATTTAGGAGGAGGGGCTAACCATAACAGCGAAATTGCCATTATAGGTGACAGTAATACTGTTACTCATACCAGCACTTCGTCGGGTGCCAGCAATGTAAAAATTGCGGTAACCGGAGGTACAACAGCACAACCTAACATTATATCGGTAAATCAAAGTGGAACTACAGCTCAAAGTGTCACAGTTAATAGCTCTGGTAACGGCAACAATATTGCTATTATTCAGTCCAACTAATTTGTTGGCTGCGGTAGGACGAGTAACTGAACAGACTGGACCCACTGAGATAGTAAGAAACAAACAGTCGTTGCCCAGTGCTATAAATTCTAGCATTGAAATGAACGACACCATTGTCACGGCTAAATCCAAAGCACAATTAACATTTGAAGATGCAACCACAGTAAAGATAACAGAACAAAGTAAACTAATAATCGACGACTTTGTCTACGACGCCAAAGCAGGCACAGGCAAATTAGCAATCAAAGTCGCATTGGGTACTGCTCGGTATGCCAGCGGCCAGATTGCAAAAAGCAACCCCCAATCCGTAAATATAAAAACACCCACTGCATCTATTGCAGTCAGAGGTACAGATTTCTCAATGACTGTGGACGAATTGGGCCGCAGTTTAATAATGTTACTGCCCAGCTGCGACAATCGAGGTTGCGTGACTGGCGCAATTGAAGTCAGCAATGAAACTGGCACTGTATTTTTAGATATACCTTATCAAGCAACTTTGGTAAGCAGTTTATCATCGCCGCCCAGCAGCCCTATAATAGTTGCCATAGACCAGGCCAACATTAATAACATGCTGATTATCAGTCAGCCTCCAGAAATTAAAAGTGAAAATTTAAAATCCTCTAAAACTGAATTAGATATCAACTTATTAGATGTTGACTTGTTAAAGTATTCAGAATTGGATAAAAATAACTTAGATTCATTTAAAGAATTAGACATAAACTTCTTAGATGTAGACCTATTAGGAGATAACTTAAACTTTTTTCTAATAGATGAATTAAGTGGCAATTCTAAATCTATGTTGGCCAATAACTTAGATAAGAACTTGTTGCCCAAATATAATGAAGCATCAGGATTAAAATATTATCTCAATGATGACAAGAGCAAAGTCACATTGTACAGAATTACCACGCACACTGCATTTGTCACATTGAGCGTGGACCAAGACACGATGGTTACTATTAACCAGGACGGTGTAAGAGTTCAGCAGATGGTCAACTTCGGCGGAACTACAAATATAAACATTATTCAAAAATAAAAATAAAAAGGAAAAATAATGATGAATAGATTTTTTAAACAGGCTATTACAGTAGCATTACTGTGTTGGTCTTCTATGACCCTAGCACAGACTTATGTATTGCAAAATGAATACATTCGCGCAGGTATTAATAATACCACTGGTACTCTTGGATCTGGCGGAAGAACCAATCCTGGTATACAATATGACAATGCCGGCACCAGTACATTTAATCCCAGTTATGATTATCTAACACCAGGTTCACCTTATGAGGGATGGGCTGTGCGTATTGATAATGCAGACGGAACAAAATACAAACTATACGGCAATAATAATGCTGGATTTCAAAGTAGTGGCAATACTGGGGTCACCGGGGCTTGGATAGGTACTCCCACAGCAAGCTCGGCAATCTGGGCAGGATCTACTACTGAGTTTGATATCAAACATACCTACAGCTTGCCATCGGCACAGCGTTACTTAGATATCACAACACGAATCGATGCCACGGTGGCGATGCCACATTTGTACTTTGGTCGTTACATTGATCCAGATGCTGTGGCAGCACCAGGTGATAGTTCTGCCACAGACAATGTTCGTGGGTACGGAATTATTCCAAAGACGAATGTAATATTCAGTGAAGCAACTGTGTCAAGATATGCGTTGGGTTTATACTCAGCACAAGCCGGATCAGTTAATACTGCTATCTTAGGTTGGTCCAGTGATCCTAAAGATTACTATGGTGGCGGCACTGTAGATGTTAAGAGAGCAGACGACACTATCGGTATCAGTTTTTATGCTGCCAATGTAGCAGTGGGTGATATTTTAACTTGGAACTATTCTTATATCTTTGGGCCAAGCGCATTCACAGCAGCCGACTATGCTATCACAGGCGGCGCTGGCGGCGGTACAGCAGGCACCAGCAGTTTTGGTACTCTAGTAGATGTGGGCAGTGCTACTTCATCTGCAGGATCTAGTTCGACTCCTACTGTGACAGGAACAAGCACAGCAACTATTACAGTGTCTGATGTTACCGCAGTCGACGCAACATTGCCAGTGATCACAGCAAGTTTGGCTCACCATGATGCAACCGAAACAAGTGGTAAACAAATTGTTGCTCGTGAGACCACAACAAATGTCACAACACCAATGGCCCGCACTGTGGTAACAAAAGTTCGCACCACCAGTACATGGAGCGACGGGACCACAACCTATACAGATAGCGCAACTAGTACTGCAACAACATTAAGCAATGATGTGGTTACTACTGTGACTAACGATTCATTCAGTGGACGAGTTGACCAAATGAGTTATTTGACCAGCATGAACAAACAACTAGATCGTAGTTTGAACATGGATGCTTTCCGTAAGGATGGCATTACTTTTGGTGATGTTACCATGTACACTACTGCCAGCGGCGGCAATAGTTCAATGGCCGATGGCTACAGTGCCAGCAGTAATACATTTGGATTAGGCGCTGAAAAATTAATTGAACCAAATTGGAGATTGGGTACTCAGTACAACCTTGTACGCACAAGAATGGATGGCACGGATTCTAACACAGCACAAGATAAAAATCATATGGGCTTGTTCTCTGTATATACATTGGATAACGATGTTAAAGTTGTTAATAATTTAGGTTATGCTACCAACGATATCAAATCTAGTCGTACAGTTGAAAATGTGTTCAATAACAGTCACACTACCGCAGGCGATAATGTATGGTTGAATAATCGAGTGTATGCTCCTGACACAAATGGATTTCGACCATATGTGGGTATTACGGCTGGCAGGTCAACTACCAAAGGCTACGAAGAAGCCGGTAGTGTCCAAAGTCAACGCACGGTAAACAAGCTGGCTGACGATTACTCATATGGTGAAGCCGGTGTCCGTTACGAAAGAATCATTGATAAAATCCGTTTGACAGGTGAAGTCAATCGCACCACAGACAATGGTACATCTGGATCTGTTACTGTTGGATATTCTCCAACAAAGAACGGAGCTGTTGCACTAACTGTGGGAACACAGCAAGGTAATAATATTAACACTAAAACTGTAAATTTACGCGGTATTATTAGATTCTAATAGTACATATTAGAACACAAACCCGCTTCGGCGGGTTTTTTATTGAATAACTTGTCAACTCATAATAAAGTACAGACTGAGTAATTATATGGGTATAGTTAAATATAATAAATGAAATATTCTTTGTTATTTGTGTTTTTACTAGCCCCCACAGCGTTAAATGCTGTGGCACCGCCAACGGAAAAATTAGACAAAAATGAACATTGGGTGTGTACACAATGGAGTTGGACCGGAGAAACACTTAATAGGCAAGTGTGGTGCAAACGCTGGGAGAAGCGACAAAAACCTTATTTTCTACGATCATGATAGATCCTATATCAATTGGCCTCGCATTCACTGCTGCACAGCAAGCAATTGGCGGCATTAAAAAAGCCATAGCCATGGGCAAAGACATCAACAGTCTATACGGACAGTTTAGTTCATTTTTTCAAAATTGCGACAAAGTTCATGTGGCCAATGTCAAATTGATGAATTCTACTTCTTTGCTCTCCAACGGAGAAATTGCTTCAAGATCTTTGCAAGCTGCCATGCACAGCAAAGCACTGCGGGACGCCGAAAAAGAGCTTAAAGAAATGCTGATTTGGTCTGGCAATAAAGATGTATGGGATCAAATGCAGGCCGAGCGAGTGCGTATGTACAAAGAACGAGCAGAAGCCGAAAGAAAGTTAGCAGCAGCCAATCGTAAAGCACAAGAGGATATATTACAAACATTCCTCGTATTTTCTTGTTTTGTGGCCATTGCAATTCCGGCATTTTTCCTCAGCCTGGTAATGTTATCCAGGTCCTAAATTATGTATAAATTAATTTTGATTATTTTGTTAATGCCTGCATTTGCCTTTGCAGAACCTGTGACAGTTAATAAGCCAGTAATCTGTGATCGAGCCGGAGTAATGATGCAGTATCTATCAGAAAAACACGGCGAAGTGCCAGTCTGGTTAGGGTCCAAAGAAAAATCCACAGTCACAATATTGGCCAATCCAAAAACTCAAAGTTGGACCATCATACATTTTCAAGGTCAAGAGGATATAGCATGTGTGCTTGAAACTGGTATTGATTTTAAATTTATGTTTCCCAACCCCACTTAATTTTTATTAAATATGTTATGCTAAAGAAAATACTAACCAGCCCATGGACAGCACTAGTGACATTGGTACTTATATTAAGTATAAGAATCGCCGATCCTAGCTTTGTAGAAAGCGTAAGACTACGCTACTTTGATACATTAATCACTGGCAAATCTGTCACTGATAATAACATTTATACAGTAAACATAGACGAATCTAGTCTAAACAAATATGGTCAATGGCCATTACCGAGGACAGAATATGCAAAAATTATTAAAGACTTGTATGATCGTGGTGCTGGCCTTGTTGTGCTTAACATTCTCATGGCTGAGCCTGATCGCACTGGTGGTGATGCAGTACTCGCCGCGGCTTTAAAACAATATCCAGTAGTACTAGGATCAGTGCCCAGCGAACAAACAAAGAATAAACCCAGAGTTTCTGGCAGTGCAATACTTGGTCCTGAATGGTCGGATCGAATTGTACAGTATCCAGGATTGATTGCCAACATACCACTGTTGGAAAATGCTGCGGCAGGTGTGGGTATTGTAAACACACTACCAGAAGTAGATGGTGTTAATCGTCGAGTGCCTTTGATTGTCACAGTGGATGGTAAACTGTATGCAGGCCTGGCCATGGAAACACTACGAGTTGCAGCTGGCGATTCAACCTTCCAAATCAAACTCAATGAACTTGGTGTAGAAAAAATGCGTATACCTGCGTTTGGTCCAGTCACCACAGACAATCTTGGTAGAGTATGGGTTGATTGGGCACAACAAAGTAAGTCTGTTAGTTTAACTAATTTGCCAAAAGATTTTCAAGGCGCCATAGTTATAGTTGGGCCAACTGCCGCCGGCATTGCCAATCCTGTACCCACAGCTCGAGGAGCAGTATTTCCGCACGAAGTACAAGCAGCAGTAGTAGCCACTATGATCAACAAAGTTGTTATCAATAGACCTGACTACGCAGATGGGATTGAAATACTTGCTATTCTACTAGCAGGTGTGTTATTATTATTTTTAACAAGGTGGACTTATGTTGGACTTGCGAGTATTGTTGTATTGGTTGCTGGCGGTATCATTGGTAGTCAGTACGCTTTCACTAACTTTTTATTCTTATTTGACAGTACTGCCTTTGCAGTTGGCACAGTCTTGGTCGCTTTGCATGCCTATGGTGTCAAGTTCGTCTCAGAATTCTTACAAAAACAACAAATAAAGAAACAGTTTGGCAGTTATGTTAATCCTACCATAGTGGAACGCCTACAAAAAAATCCAGAGCTTATTAAGTTAGGCGGTGAGCGTAAAGAACTTAGTATTGTTATGACTGACTTGCGTGGTTTTACAACACTGGGCGAAAGTTTTGGTGATGATGTAGAGGGGCTGACACAAATTATGAACGACTACATGACAGCGCTAAGTATTCCTGTGCTCAAGAATGACGGTACACTGATTAAGTTTATTGGTGATGCATCATTGCATGTTCACGGTGCTCCATTGGATGATCCAAATCATGCCTACACTGCGGTCAAGACTGCACAGGAAATGATCAAGGCCATTGAAGAATTTAATAAAGAATTAACAGCCAAAGGTAAACCGCCTGTTGGCATGGGTGCAGGTGTCAACACTGGCGAAACACTGATTGGTAATATTGGCGCTAAAAGTAAGTTCGGATATGATGTGCTGGGCGACAGTGTCAGTACTGCTGCACGATTAGAAGGCCAGACCAAGAGTTATGGCGTTCTATTAATCATTGGACCCAACACCAACGAGATTGTAAAAGATAGAATATTCACTCTAGAACTAGACAATATTGCAGTTAAAGGCAAGACGGTTGGCTTACGCATTTATGCTCCGCTGCTGTGTGGCGATGCTGGTGCTATGGCTGAATACATGTTGGCTCGTGAAGCACATGATGAAATGCTGGCTGCATACAGAGCGCAGAAGTTTGACGCTGCTGTTGACATGTGCCGAGAACTCATGGGAGAATTTGACGGACAGATGGACCACAGTTATGAACTGTGGATCGAGCGCTGCGTTGAAATGAAGAAAGTTAAACTACCCAAAGATTGGGATGGCATTCATCGAGCCACATCGAAGTGATGTAATCGAATCGATTGTAGAGTTTTGGTTAACTCTATATAATAACAAACTAGTGCAACATAAGGCTGACGGGCCAGTAATCCGTCGAGTAAGCATCTGAACGGTGTGCCGCTACTCAATTCTCTGCTTTGCACCAGGGACTTCAATTCACTACCCTTTGATGAAGGATGCCTTAAAATGCCAGTCCCTTGACTGTAACATTTGAATTGTCGTATAGGTTGCAGATTTTCCCGAGCGCTCATAGAGACATTGACACCGAGGTCTCTTTAAAAGTCGTAGTAGGTGGGGTAAGGTACAGAGCCCAGAAGCGCGGAAATCAAAATACCTACGGTCATTGTTGGCGAAAGCAACTCAGATGAAACTCTGATTATGACACTCTTTATAGGGTGTCATAGTCGCTCCACAATCTAGATGAACTAAAGGTTGCCGATTTAAAAAAATGCTCTGAGTGCCAACGAAAGAGCGGATGTTGTGTGCAACATCCATATTAGACAGCTATAGCCTCGAATGATAATGAGTTAGTGCGAGTTAACTTTCACCAGAGGCAGCAGCATTGTCATCTTCTGACTTTTTAATCTTCTTAACATCATTAATAGCTTTTTCAGCTTCTACTCGTTCGTGCTCGATGGTCTTGCCGCGCAAATGCAATACTGTATTAACTTTTTGATTTAATCGGATTAAGTCGTTGTCTAACATACGGATACGGTCGATAAGTGCAATTAACACAGTATTGGCATCTGATATAACTGGCTTGACTTCTTTAGTTGCCCATTCCCATACATATTTTATTATCGCGCCCATGCCTACGGCCATCACTATGGGAAAGCCGTATTTGTTAATTAATTCTACAATGTCGCCCATATTATATCGCCAACGGCGCCACGAGCCAAATACCTTGAATCAACAACAAGACGCCAAATGCACTAACACCAAGGCTACCCCAAAACATGCGTTTGTCCACGGCCAAAATACTCGCAGACAGTAATACGATTGCCAATTGAAATGCCATGGCCGCAAATGTTAGCCATGGTGTGTGTTTCTTGGCCTCGTCTCGCTCTGCTTCAATCTGTAATGCTCGCGCCATCAACTCTTTCTTACCTTCTCCGGACACAGGGTCCGACTCATATCTAGCAATTTTTGATCTTATCTGTTCTTTGCGATTGTAATCTTTGGATTCTTCCAATTGGCCTTCGGCTATGGATTGCTTGATAGATTTTGCTTGATAAAAGTTCCAAGTATCGTTGGCTTTGATTGTATTTGATAAAATCTTACTACTAAAACCATTGGCCGCATATGTGGTAACTGCCAACAATAATGCAATAAAGGTAATAACCCAACCTGCTCTGTCTTTGATCTGTGCTTCACGCTCACTGCGTGACAATGGTTTAACTTCGCTCATTTTGTTTCCTTAAAATATAAAACCAACTATAAATCCCACGACGAATGCAGACAATGCAATTTTATATAAGTCACTGTCATGCCAAATTGGTTGAGATTTTAACCACTCTTTAGTATTAGGGGATAAATTATTTCGCCATTTATCCCACTTTTTCATCACGAATTCCATTCACAATAAATTTAACCAAGGGGTCTACTTTGTGTAATCTAAGTTTGCCATCGACTTCTATCATTTCCCAAAGATCGCCGGCTCGCCACTCGAGCTTGTCGGTGTCTAATTCGGCATCTGGTACAATATATCCAGGTCCCAGATTCCAGTTGTAATCGAAATATAACATTAATCTCTCCTAGCGTCTGATTTGCCGTCAGCCCGTGCAATACGGTCTACATCGGGCTTTAACCCAAGCGCATTAGATACAATAGTGTCAATACGAACAACATCGTGATTCATTGTTTTAACTCGATTGTCCAGTGCAGTAATGATACCTGCCATGCCTCGGATAGAACCTAGTACGCCGGCCAATAATAGTTTAATTGTTAGGTATACAAAGTAGCCGCCTGCCAGCGCCATGGCAACTGGAAATCCCAAATCCCCTATTACTTTGAAAATTTCATTCATCGAGCTGCCCTTGTTATTATACTAGTATTTATTGGAGCAAGCGTTTTTCTATAGTTGGGAAATCTAATAACGATAAATCCATGTTCCTGCCGTCAACTCTGCCGTTGTTCCATTGCCCTGCAATACCTTTGAAATTGTCCAATAACTCTCGAACTATTATAGTTTTAAATTCTCCATAGAAATGATTAAAATTAAATTCCAATATTTCACGCATTTCTTGGTGCATTTTTTTGAGATCAGCAGGAGAAAGATTGCAGAGTTTTTCCACTTCTGCTGCAATGTTTTCCAGTCGAGTTTGATGATCTTGCTCATCGTCGTAGCTTTCGTCTATCCAACGATCAAATGTACGAAATCCATAACTCTTTAAGTAGGCTAAATTTCCTGGCGCAGCAACCAAAATAAACGGCCGCTTACTGAATATGGGTTTGAATATTTTTTCTGTCAAATGTAATTTATCGTAGTAAAATACAGTTTCACTGACCACATGCCATAATGCAGATTGATTAAATTTTAATTGTGGCGGACCGCTGTCGGCACTTAAACTACCCCGGGGTTGATCAGTATCTGCAATAATAGATCCACTTAATTGACCAATATGTTTGTTTACAAATTCAATTTGATAAGAAGATAATTTGGTATCTGCACTAGACAATTCTGCCTTCCAATCTCCCCAACCTTGATCATTCAAATGTAAACTTACCACTCCTTTATCTAATAGATTTTTTTCTAAAAATAAAGATACTAATACCAACCTATAACTCCTATCATTTGTCACGAGTCTGTTGAGTGACATAAATACTTTTGTATATTGACATTCAACTTCGGAAAAATACTGATAATCTCGATACCAATCTAATGCCGCAAACCCGTGATAAAAATAATACCAATCTAACAATTGATTCTCCTTGCAAATCGAACGTTTGACTTGGGAATATTCTGAATTAGCTAAAATATTAATTTTTTTACGAGTGAGTAACTCACCTGAGGCTATTAATTTATCTGAGATTTTATCAAATACAGGTTCTTGGTCGTAAAAGATGCAGTCATGCATTACTCGAGCTCCTTGATCTGATTTTACTATTTTTATCAGATCGTCAACATCAGTGGAACCGAACGGATAGAAATATTTGCCGTTAATGTTTAACGGTTTAAGCAAATTAGTGTATAATATATAATAGAAACTTTCAATGGAGAACATATGATGATCGAAAAGAAAAAAATTGGTTTTATCGGAATTGGTAAACTGGGCCTAGACTGTGCCGAAGTAATGGCAGAGAAACATGAAGTCCGGGGCTATGATATTTACCCAAGAACGAGCGACAGTGTCAAGGTTTGTGATATTCAGGAACTGGTTGATGAAAGCGAATGGATTTTCATAGCAGTGCCCACACCGCACACCGAGGGGTATGATGGCAGTGTACCCAGCAGCCACATGACCCCAAAAGACTTTGGACACGATGCAGTACTAGACGCTATTAATAAAGTTAATCAGCATGCCAGGACCAGCAAAAAAGTTGTGTTAATCAGCACAGTGTTACCAGGCACAACTCGTAGCAAGTTTATTACCCTGCTGGATAAGAAGCATCAATTCTTATATAATCCTTACCTGATTGCCATGGGCAGTGTCAAGTGGGACATGGCCAATCCAGAAATGGTTATCATCGGTACTGAAGACGGTGAACTAACTGGCATTGCTGGTGAGTTGATTGCACTGTACAAGACCATGATGAACAACGATCCCCGCTATGAAATTGGCACATGGGACGAATGTGAAGCTATCAAGATTTTCTACAATACCTATATTTCAGCCAAAGTTGGTATCGTCAACATGATTCAAGACTTTGCCATGAAGATTGGCAATATCAATGTTGATGTGGTGACCAATGCATTAGCTCGTAGTACCATGCGACTGCAAGGACCCAAATACATGACAGCAGGCATGGGCGATGCAGGTGCTTGCCATCCGCGTGACAACATTGCACTGCGTTGGTTGGCAGAGCACTATGATGTTGGCTATGACTTGTTTGACACCATCATGCATGCTCGTGAAATTCAAGCAAAGAATTTGGCACTGTTTTTAGTGGACCAAGCCAGATCTGCGGGTTTGCCTATTGTTATTCACGGCAAAGCATACAAACCCGATGTTGAATATTGCATTGGTAGTTACAGCACACTGGTTGGCTTTTATGTTAAAGAAGCAGGCATGCCAGTGGCATATGTTGATCCACTGGCCGACAATCAAGACGAAGTTGTGGCAGGTGTTGAAGGTCCAGCAGTTTATCTCTGGGCACACAATCGTAAAATTACTTATGAATACACCGGCGAGCAAGCTGATACTAAACCTTACTGCGCTATTGTCAAAGATAGTGTTATTGTTGATCCATGGCGCAAACTGCAATCAACTGATGGGGTCAAAGTAATTCATTATGGCAACACCAGAGGTCAGTAAACTTCACCTTGGTAAATTTTGGGATGACGAATATAAAAATTTAACTTATGTTCGTGAACCCTTTAATGATCCAGTGAGCGTCAATACTTGGGTAACTCAAGGTTACTGGGGCCCGTTTACGGGTCTAATGTGCGACATGCGAACTCCACAACCGTCATGGAATCAGCGATTCGTTGACATATTTACAGCCCGAGGATGGAAAGATATCGGCACCAGTTACTACAAAATGGACACTGGCACGGTCTTGCCCGATCATCGAGATTTGTATACGCGATATGTTGAATTGTTCAATTTAGTGGGCTTAGAACATACCATACACAGAGCCGTAGTGTTTCTTGAAGATTGGCAATCAGGACATTATGCTGAATATGATCACGAACCGTTTGTTGGATGGCGAGCAGGCGACTGTATGACATGGCGCAACGATACTCCGCATTTGGCCGCCAACATAGGATTGCTGCCTAGATACACACTACAAATCACTGGGCATATATGAAAATTTCAAGCCGTAATGAATACGACACATTGAAGACCTGTGTTGTGGGAGATGCCACTGGAGCACAGTTTCCCAAGTTGGATGAAATTTTCAATTTAAATCACGAAATAACTGCGTGGAAAGAAACTCCGCATCCTGTGGGCAAATTCCCACAGCAGATAATTGACGAAGCCAATGAAGATCTTGAAGACTTGGTGAATGCATTGCGAAACTTTGGTACTAAAGTTTTTCGTCCTAAAGATTTGGATCACGGATATGTGGTTAAAAATCATACTTGGGAAACTGATGGTATGTATAACTACTGTCCCCGTGATGTGTTATTGGTAGTTGATGACATGGTCATTGAAGCGCCCATGTGTTATCGTTCCAGGCAAATGGAATCTGATGCTTATTGGAAAATTAAACAAGGTGCAATTGAAGACGATGCTCGTTGGATTTCCGCGCCTCGACCCAGACTGTTGAGTTATGAAAACTTTGTTGTGGACGGCAATGTGCTGTTGACTGAGAAAGAACCTATATTCGACGCAGCAAACATATTACGCCACAACGATGATATTTTATATTTGGTCAGTAACACCGGTAATCTATTAGGTGCTCGTTGGTTGCAAAATATTCTTGGCAGCAAATATAAAGTTCACATTTTAGACGATGTGTACGCACATGCACACATTGACAGTACCATATCTATTCTTAGAGATGGCTTGGTCATGTTAAATGCCAGCAGAGTCAATGAAACCAATTGTCCTGCGTTATTTAAAAAGTGGGATAAGATATATGTAGATGATGTGGTGGCGCAAGGATTTTACCAATATCCGTATGCTAGCAAATGGATAGCATTGAATGTGTTAAGTCTAGATGAGTCTACTGTGATTGTAGACAAGCATCAGAAAAAATTAATTAGAACTCTTGAAGAAAATAATATTACTGTGGTGCCACTTGAACTGCGGCACAGTAGAACTCTGGGCGGTGGCTTTCATTGTGTGACACTTGACTTGTTGCGCGAATCCAATAAATAACTTACTGGCCACCAACATTAATAAGAATAATATATGACAGAGTTTTGTAAGTATAGCGATGTAATTTTTGATGCATTTTGTCTGCATACCAAGAGACGAGAGATCGTTGACCGTAAGCACGAGATCATTGATAAGATTGTTGAATTTTATAACAGCGGAGTTGACACTGTTCTATTTGTGGGGTTTAATCCGGCCATACTGAGTTTCAAAGCTAAAGAAATTTATGTAACTGAAGTCAGTAACACAGTGTACGACTGGATTGTTACCCAGAACATCGTGGTCACACGATTGGATGAATCGACGCCGATGAAGTTTGACTTGGTAGTGGCCTTTGATGAATATCTGACTTTCTCATTGACAGAAGCAGACCAAAAGAATCAAATTGATACGCTGTGTAAATTTACCAGTGGTATGATTATTACCACTGTAAAAGATTATAAGAATCAAGATTTCAAAGACCGCGAATACAGCCAACCTGCCATGATCAAGTCCAATGGACAATTGACTGCATTTACTGAAATCCACGATTGGGATCTTCAAGATAAAAACATTTGGCGTACAGCACTATATCAGTTGAGTGGTATGACCAGTGCTTGCCGAGGTATATACAATAGACGAACATTGTTTTTCAAACAACTAGCCAAATTTACTATGGATGCTGGCGCTAGCAATTTTCTTGTACACAAAAATCTTATGTACAAGAGTTTAATTAAGAAAAACTACGAACATGTAATCAGCATCCATTTTGAGAATTAAATGCAAATTGGTGATCAACTAAACACAATAGTACAATCGATCGTAGATGACATCAAAGCAAAAGTAGATGCAGATTTAGCATCCACTATTGCCGATCAAATAACCCAAGCAATTGCTGCTTATGATTTTGATTCTACGCTAGCAGAGCTAGCCAGCCCCAGTATAGCCAAGAAGATTGCAGAATTTCCCTTGGATACTGCTCATATCAATGCAGAAATTGGGCGCATCGGCACAGCCGCTGTCACTAATCTTAAAGACACTATCGCAGCCCAAGTTGCAGTTGCAGCTAAAGAATATGTGGACGGCATTGATGTAGTTCCTTTAATTAATTCGGCATTAACTGCATATATTACTTCAACCAAATTTCCCAAGAACAGCATTGCAGCCAGCGCAATTGATTTTGATAATTTTATTCTAAGCGGTGATCAGGTGCGCGGCGGCATAATCGCTGAATTCGGATCCACTGGTATAGATGACAGAGCCACTCAATGTCAGCTGACTGTGTTAGACAATGCAGTGGTCATAGAACAAACGGTGGTGGCCACTGGATTACAAATCAAGGGCAGTGCCAAAATAGAAGGCGATTTGGCCATTGACGGCGAACTGGCGGCAGACAGCAATGCAGTAAAAGTATTAACAAAATCTATTAGCGATACCACACTGGCCAACATTGCAGAAGCTGGCGTTGTTGCACCAAAATTAGTTTTTGACAATAAGACCATTATTGACGATAAAGAAATTGCTCCGACGGTGTTAAAGAGTAATTTGCGTAAAGTTGGTACGCTGGAAGATTTGCAAACTCGAGGAGAGACTCTGTTAGACAATACTCTATATGTCAGTCAAAAGCGAGTAGGAGTCAACACACTAGAACCATCTTATGCGTTGACAGTATGGGATGATGACATTGAAGTAGCAGTTAATAAAGTTGGCAAAGGCAGAGCATTTATTGGTAGCCACAGACCTGTTAACATCACTTTGGGCGCTGCTGGCAAGGACAACATTAGTCTGGACATAGACGGCAGTGTTACTATTAATGACTTACGATTGGGCGCACTACCGCTGAGCACAGCCAGTGCTGAACCAAATTGGGCAGGCCGCGCCGGAGAAATTGTATTCAATGATAGTCCGAAAATTGGACAACCAATTGGATGGGTTTGCTTGGAAGGTCATCGCTGGGCCAAATTTGGTATTATTTTGGAATAATTGACAATAAATCCTATATAACATACAATACGATATGATTAAACGTATTGGATTCCCTTGTAAATGGATTGACACCGTGGAGCAGATCGATGGAGGGAT